ACCGCTGGCGCACGTCGCCGCGTTTCACCGTCAGCCCATCCGCCGAATGCTCGGTGATGGCCGTCGCCCATGCGCCCGCAACCGCTTTGCAAAGTGCAATGAAAACCTTGTTCGCGCTGCCCTCGTATTTGGTCAACAGCGCGGCAATTGTTTCATCTGGCACATTGTCGCCGTTCGGCATGATGCCGCCCGGCGCAATAGTGGTATCTCCGAGATCGAGACGGATTTGATCTCGGTCTGTGGCGAGGGTGGGCGAGTAGGTGAATGCCATGAGTTACTTTTCGGGCACGGGCTTTTCTTCAACTGGCTCCGGCTGCGGCTTGTTTTGCGCCTCGATGTGTGCCGCAATCGCCTCAAGCGCCACCGCGATTGCTTCGCGCTCGTTCAATACCTCGATGTCTTTTTCCTTGTGGCGCGCCTTATCAAGCACGTCACCAAGGGCAGCAAATTCGGGCATAGCGGCGATTCGTTTGATCGCCGCGTTTGCACGGGTGCGGGCTGCGTCAGTTCGCGCCGCGTATACATCTAGTCGCATAGTTTTATACCGCCAATGGCGCGGTGTAGCCGGTTGGCACAGAGTAAGTGCCGTTGCCGATCAACTGCACGGCTGCGCCAGTTCGGTCATACACGCCAAACCCAGCGTAACGCAACAGGCGCGTGATGTTCAGATTGCCGTCGGGTGAATGCAACTCAGGGAAAAAACCTTGCAATGCCGGTGCGTCATACTCGCGCATCTTCAGCACGGGGTCGGTGTTTCCAAGTGCGGTAGCAATCATGTAGCTGTCCGGCAAGCGCTTCCACTCAACCACCCACATGCGAGCGCTCTTGAGATAACCTAATACCTCATCGCCAAATCGGCGAACCTGCGCCCCTTCGTTGTTGAGCACCTCGCCGCTCAGCGCGGTGATGTTCTCGTCGGGCTTGTCTTTAAACTCAGTCAAGGCCGTGATGGCATCAACCAAATTGCTAGGCACATAAGCCACAAATGGCCCGCGATTGCCGGGGTGTTCGCTCAGTTCCTTGCGTAGTGGGCTGAATGGGTTGTGAGAATCGTCAATGGCGTCAGCGGTTGCGCGATAGTGGTCGTCGGTGGCCACCGTCCCGCCCGCAAAAGCGTATTTGTCTGTGTCGCCACTTGCCAACCCTTTCACGCTGATGTCGCCGATGGTGCTGTCGCGGTCGGTGTAAGTCCATGCAGTTTTTGTGAAAATTGCGGCCAACATGTGCCGCATAACCCAATCGACGTCTTTCAACTGAGCGCCAAGCACGTCATCATTGGCCTGCTGAATTGTCATCAACTGGCGGCTTACGCGGTCGGTCCCAAACGCCGTGCCGCCGCCCTGAATGGGGAACCCGACTTCGTAATAACCACCTCCGGCAACGGGTTTAGGATTGCCAAACTCGTCAATGGGCTGCAATGTGCCGGTAGTGGGCAGCGTGAACCGCGCTTTCGCGGCAGTTGTTCGAGCCGCAAACACGCTCGTTACCTCATTCAATTGGCGCGTGTGTTCGGCCACTGTGGTCGTAATCGCGTTGCGCACCAACTCAACATTCTGAGTGCCTGAGCCAATACGTTGCGAGAAAATTTCTTGCAGGCTGTGAAACCCGTATGCTGTGTTATTTGCCATGTTTATTGCTCCTTACAGGTCAACCCGAAGCAATTTATCGGGCGTAGTGTTGCCGTAACCCGGCACAACCGTCCCCACAACCTTGCTTACTGTGCCAGCGGCGGTGTCCAAGCGTCCATCCGTGTCACTCAAATAAACCTCTACGCCATAATCAAGTGCGGCCAGTGCTTCGCCAACGTCCAAAATGCCTTTACGGACAATCGTCGGGGCGTTGGGCTGGCGGCTCGTGCTTGTCACGGCGATTCCCACACAACGCGCCAACGCGCTCGTGGTCGCTTTTGCTTTGTCAATGAGTCCGGTGGACAGGTTGTATTTCACCGCCACGCCCGCATCAATTGCGACACCGGCCCCGCCGGTAAACTGTTCGGTTACCTCAACAACTTTGACAAGGCTTGCTGAAACTGTTAATAGTGCCATGTTTCCTTGCAGCTAATTAGGTGTAACTGCGCACCCGTGCGGCTTCAATTTGTTGTCGCCGCTTCATCTCCGCCTCGGTCACGTCCTTGCCGCTTGCTGGCGGGGGCGTGCCGGGTATCGTTTGTGTCGGGCGCTGCCCCAACACGCTGGCATTTTTTGCCAACCACTCAAGCTGTTTTACTGGCGGTAGCGCATCGAGCAAGCTCAAAATGTGCGCGGGCAAATCCTTTTTAGCCGCATCAGCCTGCAATTTGATTGTGGCTTCATACTCAGCCAATCGCGCCGTGGCGCTTTCAAGCTCGCCTAATTTTTTGCTCGCCTCTGCAATCTCAGCTGCTCGCGCTTCTGCCAATTTTTGCCACTCGCCATTTTTGGCGGCAGCGTCGTCGGCGGCTTTTTTAGCAGCCTCGGCTTGGGCTTTTTCGCTTGCTGTTTTCTCACGCGCCAAACGCTCTTTAATGATCGCGTCTAACTCGGCCTGAGTAAATGTTTTTTCCGGCTTTTGGTCACTGCCGTTCGTGCTGGCCGATGTCGTTGCGGTCGCCGTTGCTGTTGGCGCTGCTACTGTGGTCGTGGCATTTTGTGCCGTGTCTGTCTCTGTCATTGTTCCTGCGTTTTGCCCTGCGCGTCAGGTAAATAAAAACGCCCGCTCGATACCCATTTCTGGGTGTCGAGCGGGCGCGATTAGCGACTGCTATCTAAGCGGTATTATATATCAATTTCGGCGTTCTTGTATCTCCGCACACATGTTTGCATACATATTTGCATACAGCAAGCGGGAGTTGCGCCAGTTGATCAGGTAGGATAATGCTGCTCGCCAGCCGGTCTTTGGTAATCTATCGCCGGTTGTCGAGCGAATGTCCAGCGCTATTTCCAATGCAAACAAAATGTGAAAAACTCCGATTTGACGCGCTAGAGTTGAATACACATTAAATAGCGCGTCATCAAAAGTTGTTTTAGACATGTTGTTATTTTAAATCGACTGGCCTTTTCACCTTGTATTTCCATTCAATCCAGAGAATAACGACCAACAAGCCCGAATCAATAGCAAGTGCTAATTCGGTGAGCGCCGCTTTATTTCGGGCAATATGCGCGCGTATCATTTGCGCTGCCTGCCTGATAACCATCATAAATTCTCGTTCTGTGTTGTTTTCCGCCATGAATCACCTACCTGTATTCAAATCTGCAATGGCAATTCGTTTTGCATAATGAATCTCCAATGGCGCGAAGCGACCCAATCGGCTGCCAGCCCTTGCCCGCCTCGGCAACACAATCTGCGCAGTGGTCAGCCACGCCCAATACGCGCCGCTCCTCGGTTTTGCCCGCCGCTTTGGCAACATCGCCGCGCACATCTTCAAACGTGCCGCGCCCGGCCTCGGCATACATACCGGCCCGCGCTGGCGTGTTCTTGCCGGTTTGCGCCTGTTTTGCGAATCGTTCAAAAAATTTAAACTCGCGGCTAATTGCCTCGCCAATTTTTTGCAAAATTGACGCGCCCCCGCTTGGCGTATTTGGCCCAGCCGGTTTGCCCTGCACCGCATCACGTAACACATTGAACCCGCCCACCGCTAAGGCCGCGCCAACAATATGCACGATTTTGATCTGCGCTTTGGTGATGAGCGCCCACGCCGCAAACGTAATCACACCCGCGAGCAAATCCTCGGCCCGCCGCGCAAATTCGCCCCGCGCAATCAGCAGCACCCTATCCAGTTCGTCGCGTGTTTCGGTGTAAGCCGTGCCGCTGCTGTAAATGTTGTCGCTCGCAGCCTCTACCCACCCGTCATCTGCTCGCTCACGCCACCACGCAACAGCCATCTCAATATCTGCCGGTTGCACCAAATACGCCATTAACGCACCCCTACAATTTGATCAGTTAACAATACCCGTGCGCTCTGTTCGAGTTCGGCCTCGCGCATTGCGCCTAGTTCGGTGATCTGCTCATCGTTAAAGCCCAGCTCGCGCCACCGCTGCACGTATGGCAACTGCCCAGCCGTCGCCCGCGCCGCCACGAGTTGCGCGATGTCTAGCGCGTCGGCTGGCAAAATGGCCCGCTCTTTAAACGAGTGTTCAAAATCGCCATTCTCAAACGTGCCGATGTTTTTAAAAACACCGGCATTGGCTCCAATCGTCAGCGCCATCATGTGTGCCCGAATTAATACCGCCTCAAAATTGCCACGCGCCTCACGCGCTCGGCTAATCGCCGGGGTAAGTCGCCGCTCAACTTCGGCCCCGCTGGTGGCACTTTCAATCACTCGCCAATACCGCATTTCGGGGAGATCGCGCTCCAGCGCTTGCTCGGTTGCCTCAACCACCGCCAACACATCGGCGTATGGCAACGGCGGGACGACGCTTTTTAAATCGCTCGCGCCGGGCAACCTAATCATCAGATCACGTTCGGCATCGGCAATGTTGAGATCACTTTTCCCATCAGGTGATTTCAGGGATACGGCTGGCAGTGGTCGCCCGTCCCTGTCGGTCGAGTTCGCCAAAATTGCCCACACCGATTTACTGCCAAACAACATGCGCCCCAATCGCCATGCGTAGCGGTTGAGCATGTCAATCTTATCGAGCGTGTGAACGTAGGCGCTGGCCCCGTAAATGCTGCCAGTCGATTTGAAACGACCGTGCGCAATCGGCACAAAGTCAATTCCCAAATCGGCAGTGGCAACGCGCTCTTTTGGCGTTCCAAGCTGGGCTTCGCTTGCGTCGCCCAGCGCATGGACCCATACCCGCATCTCATCACGTGTCCAAATCTCGGTGCGCGTCAGCGTTCCCGCCCCGTTCGCAACGGGGGTATCAATTCGTGCATAGGTCAGATTGCCGCGCTCGTCCTGCTCGATCGCCGTGATCGTGTCGGGTCGGATGATTTGCAGGTAAGGCGACCCGTCAGTGCGTTGGGCGATCTTGATAAACACATTGCCATAAGCCGCAAATTGGCGGACTGCCACCTGTTTATTTTCCGCCCAATTTGACCAGCCCCAAATCTGCCGAATCGCCGCCGCGACCGGCTCACGCGCTGCCACAATCGGCAAAGCTGCATCTAATGGGCCGGGGCAGACTGTTGCCGCGTAAAACTCAACCACGCTATTTGCCGGATTCCGCAACGATAGAACGCGCTCGCCGCCGGTATCAAAATTCCTCAACGCGACCGTTGTCTCGTCGTAGAGCGCGTTGTTTTCGTAATACGCCCACAATAGCCGGAAATACGCGGCGATATTGGTTTCCTGCAACAACGTTGGGCTGTCGCGTTTGCTGCTTGTTGCACTGGCCACGCGGCTATACCCTAGCCACCCCATCACTCGATCAATAAAATTCATTGTGTTTCACTCCTTGCCCTAAGCCCCTCCGATAGTAAATTCTCGGTATAAATCACCAACTGACTAAAACTATCAACCTGATCTTTGAACGCACTGCCGGGAAACGAGAAAAGCTCATTCTCAAAATCCAACAGCCAAGGCGCGTGTTCGCTTGGATGCGGCAGCAATACCGAGCCGTTTTTGCACCATACCGAAGCCTGATTACCGCGCTGCTCTTTATCGCCACGCGGGTTAAACGGTATGATCAACTCGCGCAACCAACCCGCCGCGCTCGATTGCAGCGTTTGAATGGCGCTAATGCCGCTCGCTTTATCCTCGATAATGATGCCGTTCAATTTTCTATCGCGGTAATCGCGTTCGGCAAACCGCGTCACCTCGTTAATCAGCCCTGCAAATGGCACACGCCCACGCCACACCTCGCGGGTAATCAGCCGATAATCTCGCGTCAGTTCGCCCACCGTCAAGGCGGTGTAGGCGTTGTCGGTATCGTCTTTGAGTGCCGTATCCCAACTATGCCACCGTGCCACGCACAAATTAACCAGTGATCTGTCCCCTGCGTCATAGCGCGAATTATCAAAATACTCGCGCTTAAAAATAGCGCCACCCGCCGCAACGGGGTTGCTCTGGTATGTGGTTTCCCAAACATCGAACGGAGTTTCGTTTTTGAGCTTTAGCACCACTGGCAATGGCTTGTGTTCGGGCCAAATCACCGCGCCGCCGTGCAGTTTGTATCGTGTTGTGATCGGCATTATTTTGATTTATATTTATTCCTTAATTCTTTTACACGGCTATACACAAAGCTAACCGCCTTAATTTGAGCAGCCAAAAAAAACCCTGCGGCAAACACAATAAGCCCGATTCGTGCATAATTAAGTATTGCACACAATTGAGTTTCGCCGCAACCCTCACGCGCAATTCCCAACAAATACGCACAAAACAACAAAGCGCACGCGGCAACAAACGGCACGATAAGCAAGACAACTGCAATAAAAAGCGTCGCGCCTACACTAACTAAATGTTTTTGCTCTCGGTCGAGATCGTCGAATTCCATTGTTTTTTTCATAATAATTAATTTACGTTTGCCACGCCAACCCGCTCGCCCAGCATCTCGTGCTGCCAGTCGTCGGGGTATGCGATGTCGGCAAAATAGCCGCCTGCGCTTTCGCTCATTGTCGCCATGCGCACAACCACAAAGCCTTTGTTGTCGCGTAGCATTTGGCTATAAAAATCTTCGGGATGCCAACCGTTGCCGATCATGATCACGCGCCCCGTTTTTGATTTTGCGCGGCTGATCAATGATGAGTGTATCCACTGTTCGCCCAGCTTGCGTTGGGCCTCGGTGCGTGTGCTATCCATGTCAAGCAGGTCATCGGCGATAACCAAATCGGCCCGGCTCCCAATCACGCTGCCACCGCGCCCCACCGAGAATACCGTCGGGTGCAGCCGACCGGCTCGCGGTCTGCCGTTGGGCGCTAGGCTCCATTCTTCGGTTGTGTATTTGAAGCCGGTCGCCGCTGTCAACAGCGTCGCGCCGGTAAATGTGGCCTGCCACGCCGCGCTTTCGCACATCGCCCTTAGCGACAATGACCGCTTTTCGGCAACCGCCCCAGCAACAGACGAAATAATCACGCTGTTTTCGGGGTAAAACCCAATATAGCACCCAACGAAAGCCAACACCCAAGTCGTTTTAGCGGTTTCAGGTGGGGCGATGATTAGCAATTTTTTAATACGCTCATCGCAAAATAGTCGCAGCCAAAACGCATGGTGGGCCGCCGCAATGATCGGCGCTCCAAAATCATCAACCATATGAATACCGGCAAATTTGCGCACGATATCAGGCGTGAGGCGGTCTTCAGCCTTCGCCAGCCGAATCTCGGCTCGTGCTACTGCAATCATTTTCCGTATCTGTTCGATCATTTCCATAGGTCGGCCAGCTTGCTGCCGTATCGCTTGAGGTCGTCAGCGCTTTTTTCGACCAACTCGGTCGCGGCAGTTGTTAGCAATTGGTGTTGAAATGCGCCATTAATGCCATTGCCCTCAATTTTTTCGGTAAACAGTTTGTGGTGTCGGCCCAAATGCACCAGTGCCGCCTGCGCGTCGTGAAGCTCAAATTTAATCGTAGTTTCAGGCGTTTGATCTTCGCCAACCAGCCGCGTCGTTGTTTCGACTTTTTTAATAAGCCTCAATTTTTTTTGACGCTTGGCTTTTTTGAGGTTCACAGCCCAATTGCCGTTTTTATCCACGTCAAAAAAATCGCCCATGTCACCCCGCGCATGTTCGCCCAGCCGCAGTAAAACCTCATCGGCGCTCATCGCAATTTGGGCAATTCTCTCCTTTACCGCCTCGGCGATGTGGAGTTTTGTCAAGTTCTGATACCCAATCTCGCGGGCGCTTTTTACGCTATATCCGGCTTTTCGGGCGGCCTCTGACGCATTCCAGCAGACGAGATAATGCTCAACAAACAAACGCTCTTTGCTTGTTAGTCGTTTTTTCTTCGCCGCATCATCCGCACTCATTCTTAATTTTCTATCGTAAATCTTGCTAATCGCCTAACTCATGCGCCCAAAACCCCGCGATTTTACACGCCTGCGCTTTATTTTGTTTTGGGTTGGCCGCCAAAACCCCGCCAATCATTCTTTACTTCAATATAAAGTTCAAGCAAAATCGCAACACCCTCGGCGACTGTTTCGCATTGAACGCCAGCCGCCCGCATTTGCTCGCGTAGCGCAAATAGATGCGCGTCCGCCCATTCGTTATCAGATGTTAGTTGTTCAATTTTTTCTGCCATAATTTTTGCCTCTCTCGCCAGCCCGCCAAAGCCAGCCGCGTGATAACCGTCTGCCAGTGCCGGATTAGCCGCAATTTCTGCGACACGCTCGCGCTTCCAATCGCGCACAAGCTCAGCATTGTTCAACTGCTCGAATGTTGGTTGCGACATATCTAATTCATCGCCGCCGGTTAGTGGATTGTTGCCGCCGTGTATCATCTCACCCCCAACCGGCTCACGCTCAACAGCGAATCCGGCACAGGCAAGCCAAGCGCGTTCAATTTCTCCAGCGATGCCCCGATGATTTTCAACTGAATCAGCCCAAAGATCGCCACATCCAGCCCACCAAATCCGGCAGCTTCGCCGAGCAATCGCACGGCAAAATACACCGCCAATTCAGGCACGAGCCAACGCCGCAAAAAATCCGGTAGCCGCGATAATCTAAACTCCCCCGCTCGACTGGCTACCACCACACCAAGCACCGCGTGAAGCAACACCTGCGCCGTGATCGCCCGCGTTTTAGCGTCGGCCCAGAACGCAACGAGATACGCCTGCACCACATCCAGCGCCCCCGACGACCGCGCCAAGGCCGTGCCGGTGGGCGTAAACACCACTGCTAACGCCAACGCCGCCAATAGCAGCACACCGGCGGCAAATAAACCGCCAAGCCATTTTTTTAAGTTGTCAAAGTTATTCATTTTTTCTGCTTAATCTCAACCACTGGCAAAAACTCATCGGTATCTGCCAATAGGTTTTCATATTCCGGTTTCAATTCAATCAACAACTCTGTTAATTTAGAGATTTTTCGATTCATCAATTCAATCTGCATTTTTAATTTCACATTTTCATCATGCAATTGGGTGTTTTCGCGGTGTAGTGCTTCATTGGTTTTCATAATGTCCGCGTGTTGCTTTATTAGCGTTTCATATTGTCTTTCTCGCTCGGTTTTCTGTGCCACCGTTGTCGCTATTTGCTCGCGCATATCCGCGATTTGCTCGCGCAACTCGGCAATTTCATCGCGCAACTCGGCAATTTCGGCTTTGGCCTCGTTGCGTTCATCCATCAAAAGGGCAACATGGGCTTTATCTCCCTCAATCGAGCGATCTAATTTATATTGAGTTGCCGCCGCACTTGTCATTACGCGCTTTTCGAGTCCGGGCCTTATAACCAGCCAAACAATCGAAATTGCCCCGCCCAGCGTAATTAAAATGGAGACAACGTCCTTAACAACATCCACGCCTAACCGCCCGCCTCGGTTTTGCTCTCAGTTTGAACCGGCAGGCTATTTATTTTTTTAATCACCTTCACCGCGTCGTAACCTGTTTTATTGCCGGTCGCCGCGCTTAGAGCGCTCAGGGTAAGTTGCGGCCCAAGGTCGCGCCCGCAACTTAACACAGTGAGCAGCCCAGCGCAACTCAATAGCACAGTAATCACCACACCCAGCGCCCCGCTCAAAATCGCCGTAATGAAATATTTCTGATCGGGCGTAAACTTGTCGAGCCAGCGATTAAACCCTGCGCTAAACACCGTCACGCCGTTGAGCGCAAAACCGCCGACCATGCTAATAATCGTTGGCAGCATATCTTCAAATGTCATCCTGCCTCCTGCAACAACGAAGCCATAACATAGCCCGTTGCTTGTTGTGTTGCTGCCTCATCTCGATATAGCGCCGTTCCACCCGCGCCCAGCCCGATTTCGGCCCAACCGCTACGAATACCAATCACGCGCACCGTCTCGCCGTTTTTGATACACCCGATCACATTCCCATCGGTGCGTTCAGGCGATGAGCGCACCCGCAAAAATGGCAAATCGCTTGCCACCCGATACGATTCGCTGATGTCTGCCTGCGCTGGCGAAGGTGTCGTTGCCGCCACATCGTGCGTCGCCTGCGCAACGCGAATGGCCGCCATGACTGCCGGTAAATGGGCGTAGCCGTAATCCTTGTTATAGGCCGGGTAGCCGCGCCACAGCCTAAAAAACGCAATACCCGCAATTCCCTGCGACGCGGCATAATTGCACACCTCCGCTACAAACCCAGCGTGATCATTGCGCCACTCACCGCTGTTTGGCTCGGCAATGGCGTTGCACTCGGCCCAATAACGCGGCAACTGTTGCGCCCAAGTGGGCATCACGGCAATCTGATTCTCAACCACCCGCCGCGAATAAAACACGCCGGGGATATCTCGCATATAGGCGTTTGCGTCCCAACCCATCACCTGATCGTAGGCGTGGAATGCTATCCATTGCACCAACTCGTCATTCCCCGAAATTGTCAGCGCGGTATACAGTCGCCGCATGTAGTCGGCTGGGTGCATTCGGTAAGCCCAGCCCAGCCAGCCAATCGGCGCGAATGTGCATTTGTATTTTTTTAAATGCCGCGCCACAATCGCAAATGTCTCAGCATGTTGCTCAGGCGACAATTCGCCGCGCTGCTTGTGGGCCAAATCTGGCTCATTGCCCAATTGCACAAAATCAACTTCGCCCTGTAGCGCGTTCAGAAACATCTCGCACTGAATTGCCCAGCTACGCGCCTGATCTGGCATTGGCAGTGTGTCATCCCACGACAAATCGAGACGCTGAATAAACACGCCGCCATTTCGCCGATGTTCGCGTATCCACTCAACCGGCAGCCGGTCGCCGCCGCTATCAGTGGCAAGATTAGCCTGAACTACCAACCCGCGCCGCGTCCCATCGTGCCACGCCGAGCCAAGGTGCTCAGGTCTCGGTAAATCGTGATATCCAACCTTCACGCGCTCACCTCCAATTGCAAAAAGTCGCCGGTGAACGCTCGCGCCCACTCAGCCCGCGTCCAGCGTCTAAATTGTCCGCGCTCGGCGTCGGGCCACAACGGGTCGTTTACCATTACATTGGCCTCGTCAGCCACCGCAAACACCACAAAATGATAAGCGTTTGGCGCGTTATAAAACCCCTGATCGTAAGCATTCAATCGGCTTAACTGCGAATAGGCAACTAGCGCAATACCAACCCCGTCGGGCAGCGCACCATACCCGATCTGCTTTTCAGTCGTTTTGATACCTACACTCGCCAAATACGCTTGGGCCTGCGCCAAGCTTGTGTATGTGCCATAGCGCCAGCCGCTGCCTTGCGCCGCGTAAAACTGCGTGATCTCGTCAACCGTCACATTTACGCCACTCATCCGGGCCAGCATCGCCACGCAAGCCTGCCCGCAATCATTAGGCGCTGCCGCCCCCGCGCCAATCTGCGACACATACGGCACGGCACACACTACAGATTCGTGAACGTAGCAATCAAACACCCACCAAGCGCCGCGCTTAATCGCCGTCGGCGGTAGCGCATCGCCGTTTTTTAGCGATGCAAAAATGTTGTTGCCGCGCTCCGCCCCCCAGCGCACATTCACGCCGCTGGGGTGTTTGGCAATAATTGGCGGCATCGTTGTCGCTCGCTCGTTCTCACTCATCGCGTTATATCCACCCTCCCAGCCGCGCCGATTACCATATCGGCATAGGCTTGCTCATTGGGCGTTAGCCGCCCACTAAAATACACCTGTGTGCCACCCCAGAACGCGCCGAGGGCGCACTGCCAATAGCCCGACTCGCTTTTGCTCAAATACCGTGAGTTGTAGCGATGCCACAACCCGCAATATCGGCTGTCCATTTCTTGCAAAATGTAGCTACCCCACACAACATTAGTGTCAATATCGCGCAATTGGGCCGATGTTGGCCTGTCTCGGAATTGATAACCGATCTCACGCGGCATCACCTGCATCAGCCCCACCGCACCCGCACTGCTCACCGCATCAGGGCGACAGTTAGATTCAACCCAAATCAACCCCATCGTCAAGCGGGTGGGTAGCGAATAATGAGCGCTCGCTCGCGTCACCGCGTCTAGCACCCGCGCCCGATTCGGTGCGCACAGCCGCGTCTCGGCTGTCGGACTCGCCAATGATGGTTGGGGGTCGGCTGGGGCCGCTGCCGCTGGATTCGTCAACAATCCAAACACGATCAGGGCCATCATCAATCCTAATTTCATTTACACCTCGATATGGGTCGCGCTCCATCAGCCAGAGCGCAACCGCAATAACAACAATTACTGCACCTGCAAACATCCCAAACCCGTCAAACATGCGTCACCTCCCAACCGGCGGCTCGTTGCCGCCACTTACTACGTTCTCAGACCAGCCAAAACACGCCACCCCGTAATCGCCATTGCACACCAGCGGCAAATAAACATCATGCCGCGACATTGGCGGCATGGGTGTAGCAGGTGAAATTGGCGTAATCGTCGGCGATACCAGCGGCGCTATCGTCGGTGTTTGAGTTGGCGTGTTGGTCGCCGTCGCCGTCACAATCCAAGGCGTTTGAGTGGGCGCAACCGTCGCCGTCGGCGTGTTGGTCGGGGGCGGGGTCGCCGTCACGATCACGATCACAGTAACCACCACCGGCGTTTGCGTCGCCGTCGGCGTGGGCGTTTGCGTAGGCGTGGCGGTAAATGGCGGTATCGCCACCACAAACCCCGTTGGCGTAGGCGTAGCCGTGCCGGTGGGCGTTGGGGTGCTTGTCGGTGTAGGCGTTTCGGTCGCCGTTGCCGTCGGCGTTGCGGTGTCTGTGGGCGTGGGCGTATACGTCACCGGCGTTGCATTCGGAGGCAACGCAGTCGGCGACGCATCAACCCACGCCGCCAACCGCGCCCCCGGCGCTGAGGCAACCACTCCCAGCGCCATCAAAAGGAGAAGAACAAAGAAACCCCAACGAACTGCCATGACATGCTTGCAACAACCAAAAAAACAAGGCCGAGTGCATCACGCACCTCGGCCCCGTTCTGATGTTATGCGCGATGTATTTCTAAGTGAGATTATACAGCATACAAGCATGTAAGCATACATGCTTACATTTTTTTTTGTTTTACAAAGTCGATAAAAATTTAAGACTCAAAACCTGCTTTGCCTACTTGACATTTACATAGTTATCCGTTATACTATGTGAACAATCAGACAAACAAACACAAGGAGAAATAAAATCATGAGCATCAAAATCGAATTAACAAAATGCCAAATACAAGCATTTAACAACCCCGACTGGATCAACAAAGACGATGAAGTGTTTGTTTGCGTAAGCGAACTACCCAACAAGGAAAACCCGAACCCAGATGTATGGTATGTCATTAACGGCAGCACAACGGACGACTCAGGATGCTGGTCGGATATCCCAAGAACTTGGCAAGCCGCATTGCGCAAAGCATAATCATGCCATCCCCCCAACAACATCAGGCCGCCCAACGATTAGCCACTGTAAAAACGTGGCTAATCGAAATGGGCTGGACTGCCCAACTCGAAGCCGACGGTAACGCTACGCCAATCGTCGAAGCTGTCACCGCCCGCGCTAAGGCCACATGGTTTTCCGATGTCGCATCACGCACCGCACGAAGCCGTTCCCTAGTTGCACGTGCATTGCTCAAATTGCGAGGCGAGATCAACAAAAGTTCGCCCGGCCCCAATGGCGGCAAACCTCGAAAGCTTGCCACATTTCAAACACTTATCGGCGCTACCGTCATCGTGCAGATCAGCGCGATAGACATGAGCCGACATGAGGAGTTCGCCGCCCGTGTCATCAGCGGCAACGGCTCAGAGTTTGAGGTCGAGCGCATCCGCGCCGACGGCATGACCGAGATCATCACGATCAGGTTGCCGGATGATGATGAGTAAAACACAACAAGCCGCACCGAATAAGTGCGGCTTGTTGCGTTTGCGGCAGGGTTAGCGCAATGGTGCGCGGTCAGTGCCAAGGAAATTGCAACCTTAAAAAGTATTTTAGGTTTGAACAATCTACTTGACATTCTATCCATATCTGCTACAATATGGATACGTTAGCAATAAGGCTAGCGAGAAATTAAAGGAAATAAAAATCATGAACAATCAACCAGAAACAATCGTAGTGAAATTCGACGCCTCGGACCTCCCGCGCTGGGCGCAAAACGACCCCGCCGTCGTGAATAAGTGCAAGAACGATCTTGCGTTTCGCTGCAATGTGCATGACGCGAAAACGGCTACAATGAAAGCCCTCTTGAAGAAAGAAGCCAATCGCTAAACATCGCTTGCCCCACCGACACTTGCGCACCGTATTAGGTGCGCAAGCTTTGCATTTATGATCTGCAAGACATGCAAACAAGACAAGCCGCCCGAAGACTTTTCTGTCAGTCGGGCGGCCAAAGACGGGCGGGTTCATTACTGCAAGGCGTGCCTGAAAGTCGCCCGTGCCGCCCGATCCGCCGCCAAGCCCTCCGGCTGGCACGAAGGGCTAACCAGAGGGCAGGTGAAGGAGTTGCGCAAAGAAAATAATTGGTGCACCACTTGCAAGCAGTGGAAAGCCAAGGATTTGTTTCGCGCCAACTCCTTCACCGAATGCAGGGAGTGCAACAATGCGCGGCGCAAAGAGATTGCCGCCCGCGTGGAGTCCAAAGTCTACGCCTCCCACACACGCGGCGAGGTCGCAGAGATCAAAGCCGCTACCGGGACTCAGCGCAAACAATGCGCCGTCTGTAAGACATGGTTCCACCCCGCCTTGCGACCCGGCGTCCGCGCAAAACATCAATACGTGCGCGCTGGGCAGTCAAAATACTGCTCAGAAAAGTGCGCTCGAAGCGCCGAAAATCAGCGGCACTACCAGCGCAAAAAAAACGACAACGACAACAACAATGCCCAACCCTAACCCGTCCCCCGCGACCCGTTTCAAGACGGGTCACAAAAC